AGGGCAGGTAAAATCAAACAACATTAAGCTCATTGAAAGTTTTCCTGTCCTTCTGTACTTATGGTTTCTGATTGTAAAGTCTCGTATGAATTTTTTACAGAGTTTTCCCAATCAAGAATCCAATTCAGTATTTCCATTTGTCCTTGTGCTAAATGCAATTGCTTTGCATCTTCAAGGTTTAATAGATTTATAGATTTCATAACATTTTCAGTATCTTCTTTAAACTGTTTCCAACCATCAGCCATAAAGAGTTCTAAGTAATTGTTATAATATTTTTCTAATTCAGGGTCTATTATCATTTCCTTATTATATCATATTTATTTTATTTTGTCAAGAGTTATTATCAGAAGCCATTTTTACTTGTGATTTAGATATTTTCTCTTTAACATCTAACTCTTTTTCTTTTAGTTCTAACTCAGCGTATTTAACAAGTTTTTCAAATTCATCTAATCCCACAGACTTAGCCAATGCTGCTATTCTCTTAGTTTCTTCCTCTATAGGTAGTAACTGAGTTTCAACATTGTTTTGTTGTATTCTGGATACAATCTCTGCAGTTTGAGCTTTAAGGTTTTCAATACTAGATTTAGCTTGCTCAATAGCCATTTGTTGTTGCATTTGTTGCATTTGTTGTTGTTCAGGGTTAGGCTGATTAACTTGTCTTAGTTGTGCTATAATAGCTTCTCTATTAGCTAATCCCATATTATCTACAATAGACTCAACTAACATTGGGTACATTGGAGATTCTGGTGACATTGTTTGTAGTAGCTGTACTAACTGAGTTACTTCATACTCACGAGCAATAATACCTAACGAACTAGAAGCTACAAACTTATAATCTTTTGCAGGGTATAGTTCAGGTTCAAATTGCATATATCTACAAGCAGCTTTTTCAACTAATGGAATTAAAAAGTTTTCTTGGAAGTTAATTAAAGTACGCTTATGTCTTTTAATAATAGCACCTAATCCCATAGATATACCAGCTGCTGTTGATTCTCCATTAATAGAGCCGGGAATACCAGCTGAATCAATAGCACCTGTAGCTTGTTGTATCATAGTTTGTAGTTGTGATGCTTGACTAAAAGTTACTTGGTCTAGTTGTCCAAAGTTCATAGGTGTTAAAACTTCTTTAGGATTACCATTAGTTAAAATAGTTTTTCCCGGTCTAACATCTAACTTAGCACCTCTAGGCATACGAGAAGCATCTATACCCATCATAGGGTGTACAGTTAGTGCTAAAGCATCTATTCTTGCTCTCATTTCTGTGTCTAATGCTTTTTGTGAGTTGTAAGCTTTTTCACAAATACCACGCCCCCAGAATTTAAATGGTACAGTATCCCAAGAAAATGCAATAACTGGTCTATCTTTTTTCATGTATGGATTGCGTTCTACTTTTAAAACTGTATCGTCATTAGCTATAACTACAATAGCTTCTGTGTAAGTTGTTTTATTACCTTCTTCATCTTCAATCATTGTTGGAAACTCTACAACTTCATTTTCATCTGCTTCAGGCATATCTTCATCTTCTAATAAATCTGTTGGTACTAAGCCATAATCTTTAGTTACCTTAATCATATCATGTGTATCTAACATACTAACTTTACTAGCATCTTCTAAATCAGAATCACTAGTAATACTTTCTATTTCTACATCACGATAAATACCGGAATCAATACCTTGTTGTATGCTATGCATTGATACCATTTTTTCTATAGCCACACCTAATGCATCATCTACGTTAGTAGCTAGGGGGTCTATTAAAAAGTTTTGTGGCATGATAGGGTCTATACGAACTATAACTCTTTCCTTTTTCTCTACACCAACTGCTGTTAAGCCCATCTCAGGTTGAGGTTGACTAGTAGTTTTTAATTCTGTCATTTCATCTAGTATTAGTTCACCAATACCATTACCAAAGATAGCAGAGTTTAATAAACATTCTGCAATAGAACTACGAGCTTTTGCAAAATGCATATCTTCTTCTAATTGATTTCTTATGATTGCTACATCCGCTGGATTATTATCTTGGAAGTCATCTTTAATATCAAAGAACTTACCACGACCAAAAGTAGCTTCTTCTATTTCTGCTACTGCTGACTCTACAGCTTGTTGGGTTGCAGGGCTAATTAATCTTGAACGCTCTGACTCTCTCATACTGTCAGATTTATCCCATATACCACGCCATATACGGTAATATTCATCATGTTTTTCTTGATAATTGCTTTGATAGTGGTCTCTCCACATCATACATTTATCACTAATCCAATCTTTTAAACTCATTTTAGTGTACATTTCATTATCATTATTCATATTTAGTATCCCGCTATAGTGTCAAGTGCTTCAAAATTATCTTCTTCAAAATCATAATAGTATGTTATTTGTGCTAATTGGTCAATGTAAGCTAGTGAATCAACCAAGTCATCATGCACTTGTGGGTTAGGAAATTGAAACAGCTCATCTAAAAATTTTATATTCCATTCACCCTTGTTAATTGTTATTGTACCATGTTCAAACCTACCTTGTAATGCTGCAACAATCCTATCCACTTTACGTTTATTACCATGTGTTAATTCTTGTATGGTAAAAAACATATTTCTTTGTCGCATCATATCAGTAAGGGGTGACATAATAGCTTGTTTACTTATACCTTTTTCAATACCTATACCTAATGGTTGATATCTTTCTACTGCTTCAAATATCCTTTCGGCAGTTTCTTCAAAAGTCCAACGACCATGTATAATCTCGTCTACCCACCAACCTGATTCACTTACTTTAACACAAGCAATAGATGTACTATCTAGCTTGGTTTTCTTTTTCTTCTTAGCTGTAGCTTCTTCAAAGCCTGCCATATCAATAGCTATATAATAACTACCTTCATTAGGTTCTTCCGTACCTACTTGTATCCATTCTTCTTTAAACAAGTCAGAGCCTTGTGCTTCAAAGGAAGCCATAAACTCTTGTCTAAATGCAAAAGAGGACATACTTTTTTTAGCTTCATCTATTTCACTTGCATCCAATAATGGATTGTCATACGAAGTAAAATGCCAAGCGTTCCAAGTATCATTATCCATTTCAGCAAACTTATATAAATCATAAAAATGGTTACGACCCATTGGTGTACCGATAAATAAAGCTCCGCCTTTTTGGTCAGCTAGGGCAGGCCTTAATATTTGTTCCCACACTTCCGGTTTCATATCTGCGTACTCATCCATTACTAAGTACTTAAGGGATACACCCCTCATGGTTTCCGGTCTGTCAGCACCTTTTAATGATATAGTAGCACCATTAATTAAGGTTACTTGTAAATTATTTATATGTGAATTTTTAATTACTGGATTGCCTATACTCAGTAATACTTGCCACATAATATCTCTAGCTTGTCCTTGTGTTGGGGCAACATAAAACACATGTCCAGCTTTTGCTTGTAGGGCATAATATAATAATAAATATACAGCTAGTAATGTTTTACCTGTACGTCTACCAGCAGCTACTACTTTAAATCTACATTTACTATTCCAAACTTTTTGTTGCCAGCTCAATAGTTTTATATTTAAGTCAGTACTCAAGCTTTACCCTCGTATAGTCCTATTGCTTTTGCTGTAGCTACCATCCTATCTTTTATTTGTTTAGGGGTATCTTCATCTTCATATTCAGCATTACTCAAAAACTCTTGTGCTGATAATATATATTTACCCTTATTAAATAAAGCTACTGCACTAGGGCTACCACCTAAGTCACCACGATAAGTGGATTGTACTAACTCAGCTTGTAGTATTTCTGGCAGTTCATTATAACTAGGTATTAATTTCTTGGTTAAATCTTCGTGATACTTAAAAGATTCCTTAAAAGTTTTAGTTAACCATTTACCTGTTTGTCCTACCCCTGTGGTCTTTATACCTTTAGTGCAGGTATAGATACCATCTACATAACCTTCTAACTCAACTACCCTTTTTTCTTTGTAACTTAACTTTCTTTTTTCTTTCTTTTCTATAGCAGCTATGGCTTGTTTACCATGTAGTACTTTATAAGTTTTTTTCTTAACTACTTTCTTTTTCTTCTTTACTACCGTCATGGTCAGTAACCTCCACTACATCAGTTATATCAGTTATATCTGTGGGTTCTTCTCCATTACCAATGATAGTTGTTTCACCACCCACACCGGTAATGGTAATGTTTACTGCAGCTTTACCACCCATGTTTTTATCTTTGTCAAAGTACGATAAAGGCATAATACGGTCTATTAGTAACTTCCAAGCAGCTGATTGTGATTTATGATTATCATCCAATGCTGCGTTCATTATGCTATCAATAACTTTTCTGGACTTAGGGGAGGCTAGCAATCTAGCTTTGTATTCCCTAATTGCATCAGCATCCCCTTTGGGTCTACCTACTGCACCTCTATTACCTTTCTTTTTAGATTTTATTAAATCTTTTTTAGGTCTACCTTTTTTCTTTACTATAGCTTTATCCGTCATCAGGAGCTACCTCATTAGTTATTTTTTAAACATCTTAGTCATTTGTTGTACACCAAAGGATGCAGCAAATACAACACCTACTGCAGTTTTATAGAAATCAGGCATGGACTCAAGGGCAGCAAAGCCACGTGTGACAATGTCAGCGTGACCCGTAAATGCTAGTATTAGGGGAATGGATACCAGAATTGTTAGCCACTCGTCCTTCCAAGAGTTATTACTAGCTTGAGCCATAGTTTGATTCCACTCTAGTTCACCAGCTGCTACTTTGCGTGATATTTCGGCTTGAGCCTTAGTGGTGACTAGCTGGGCTTCTTGCTTTGCTTTACTAAGCTCTTGCTTACCCTCCAGCCATGTTTTACCTAAACTTACGATTGGAGCTATTAAGTTAATCATTTTAAACCTAATTCCTTTTTTATTATATCTAATGTACCTTTTGGAAATTCATCTCCTAAATATTTTTTTAATTTAGCATCTGATTCTCCTTTTTGTAAACCAAGAATAACTTTTTTTATTCTGTCGCCCTCAAGTACATTAGTCATTTTGTTCATTTTATCTTTAGGAACAGTAAATTTATATCCTTGTACTACCGCCATTTTAATTCTCCAATTGTTTATTTATTAAGAAATCTAAGTACTGTCTAGCTTTTTTTAAATCTTCCACACCATTCTTTTGTTTCCACCTACTAATATACTTAACCACATTGCCTTCACAGAAATCTAGTTTGTTAGTTATAATGTAATCTATGGGTTCTATCCCATTGTGGGTATAGTGTTTGGGTTGTTTTATATTTAACTCTTTATCATCCATAATAATTATTTTATTTTTATGCATAGTCCTGCCCTTAATTATAAAACAGTAACGAGAAAAATAAATAATAATATACAAGGGGTATA